ATTTGATGTTATATTTATAGATGAAGCCCAAGATTTATCCCCAATACAATGGAAGATGTTTGATATTTTAAAAACAAAATCAAAAGACATCTATCTTGCAGGTGATGATGACCAAGCCATATTTGCCTGGGCAGGTGCTGATGTAGAAAGATTTTTAAATGAACCGTGTGATGAAGAACAAATTTTAGAAGAGTCTGCTAGAGTTCCTTTAGCAGTTCAAGAATTATCTAATATAGTATTAGAAAGAATAGGTGTTAGAAAAAATAAAAAATATTTACCTAAAAAAGGATCAACAGGAACTGTTAGTCCAATATATGATTTAGAACATATAAATTTTTTAAAAGATGATTGGTTAATATTAACCAGGACAAGATATAGATCAGATGAAATATCTAAATTATTAAAACAAAATAGTCTTTACTTTAAAAATAGATTCGGTAAGAGTATCAATACAAGATTATATAAAGCAATAATGAATTTTACAGAACTATGTAAAGGTGGATCCATATCTTTAGCTGATGCTAAAGAAATACACGACTACTTACCGGACAATCCTTTCTTTAGATTTAAAGAAGATAAACAACAATATACTATGAATGATTTTGGTTATGGTGAAGATGCTCTTTGGTATAATTTATTTACAAGAGCCGACCAAGAAGAATGTTTTTATATTAGAAGTTTATTATCTAAAGGTGAAAAATTATCTAAAGAACCTAGAATAGAAGTTTCAACTATACATGCTGCAAAAGGTGGTGAATGTAATAATGTTATTGTTGTATTAGATAACTCTAAAAAAATTAGAGAATCAGTAGAAGATAGTATTAATAAAGCAGATGAAGAGCATAGAGTTTGGTATGTAGGTATAACACGTACCAAAGAAAATTTGTACTTATTAAAACCAAAGAAGGAGCGTTATGGCTATTCTTTGTAATTTTAAACAGAACGGGATAGAAGGGTCATCTCAATGGAGAGTGGTAGCTTCATGTCTTAACGGACTTAGTTGGTTCGAAGCCTTCGAATCCCAGTATTTTTCACACTTCGTAAACCAACAACTACCACAAATAAAAGGAGTAATATATGCCAAATAAAGATATGTTTGATAGCGCTTTTCCACAAGATAAGCAGATAGGTGGGAGTCACTATAAGTCGTTTCACATACAACCTTATGAGTTTATATCTAAAAATGACCTATCATTTTTTCAAGGTAATGTGATTAAATATGTGTGTCGTTATATGAATAAAAACGGTATACAAGATTTAGAAAAAATAATTCATTATTGTGAATTAGAAATAAAGAAATTAAAGGATGCCGATGTCAAAAGAAAAAGGTAGAAAATGGGATGGTAAATCCCGAATCTCTAATGATGTATATCGAAAGAGATTTGATGAAATATTTAAAAAAAAGAAAAACAAAGAAGAAGATAAAAAGGATAAAAAATGAGAGTGCCTTTATTTACAGCACAGACTGAATGGATTGAACCAGAAGAATATCCAGATTTAAGGTCTTATGATGAAATAGCAATTGACCTGGAGACAAGAGATCCAGATTTAAAAACAAGAGGATCTGGTTCTGTTATTGGTAATGGTGAAGTTGTAGGTATTGCTGTAGCTGTGCCAGGTAGAAAATTTTATTTTCCAATTGCTCACGGATCAGGGCCCAACATGGATAGGAAGAGAACTTTAGAATGGTTTAAAGATGTTTGTGCATCACCCGCTACAAAAATATTTCATAATGCCATGTACGACGTATGTTGGATACGTAAATTAGGTATAAAAATCAATGGTTTAGTGGTAGATACAATGATTGCTGCATCTTTAATTGATGAGAATAGATTTTCATTTACATTAAATTCTTTGTCTTGGGATTATTTAGGTCATGGTAAAAACGAGGCTGCTTTAAATGAAGCTGCAAAAGAAAGAGGATTAGATCCTAAATCAGAAATGTGGAAACTTCCTGCAATGGCTGTTGGATCTTATGCAGAAAAAGATGCTGAACTAACTTTAGAACTTTGGCAGATATTTAAAAAAGAAATTATACATCAAGATATAGAATCAATATTTAATCTTGAGACAGATCTTTTTCCTTGCTTGGTCGATATGCGGTTCCTTGGAGTTCGGGTGGATGTGAGTAAAGCCCATGAATTGAAGCGACAATTACAGCTACAAGAAGATATGTTACTCCACAAAGTAAAAAGAGAAACAGGAATAGATACTCAAATATGGGCAGCAAGAAGTATTGCCAAAGTCTTTGACAAACTTGGTTTAGATTATGAAAGAACTGAAAAAACACAAGCACCATCCTTTACTAAAAATTTTTTACAGGAACATCCTCATCCTATTGTTAAAAACATAGCACAAGCTAGAGAAATAAACAAGGCGCATACAACCTTTATTGATACCATAATAAAATATGAACATTGTGGTAGAATACATGCAGAAATAAATCAAATTAGATCAGATCAAGGTGGAACTGTTACAGGTAGGTTTAGTTATAATAATCCTAATCTACAACAGTTACCTGCTAGAAATAAAGATTTAGGTCCTATGATAAGATCATTATTTTTACCAGAAGAAAATCATACCTGGGGATGTTTTGACTATTCACAACAAGAACCAAGACTAGTTGTTCACTATGCAGCGTTACATAAATTTCCATCTGTTTATGATGTTGTTGATGAATATAATGATGATAACAATACAGACTTCCATCAAACAGTTGCGGACATGGCACAGATACCGAGATCACAAGCTAAAACAATTAACTTAGGTTTATTCTATGGTATGGGTAAAACAAAATTACAAGCAGAGTTAGGTGTTACGAAAGAAAAAGCTGCAGAACTATTTGAACAGTATCATGCTAAAGTACCTTTTGTAAAAAATTTAATGAACAGTGCATCGAATAGAGCACAAGAACGTGGTCAGATAAGAACTTTACTTGGTAGACTATGCAGGTTTCATTTGTGGGAGCCTAATATGTTTGGTATGCACAAAGCATTACCACACGAAGATGCACTCAAGGAACACGGACCAGGGATTAAAAGAGCTTACACTTACAAAGCATTAAATAAATTAATTCAAGGTAGTGCAGCGGACATGACTAAGAAAGCAATGTTAGAATTATATAAAGAAGGAATCATTGCTCACATACAGATACATGATGAATTAGATTTATCTGTTGAGTCACCAGAACATGCTAAAAAGATAATTGAAATTATGGAGAATGCTGTTACACTAGAAGTACCCAACAAAGTTGACTATGAATCTGGAGAAAATTGGGGCGATATTTATGATAAATAGGAGAAAAATAAATGGCTTATTTAAATGCAAATGTACCCCCAATATACTGCAAAGTAAGGAAGGAATATCTCTATGACCTTAAAAGACATCAAGGCGAGAGTGAAGATTGCGTCATTTTTGGTATCACAAGTATATCAGGTCGTGCGCTCTTATTTAATATCATGTTACCCAACGGTGCGTGCTTTTGGCGTTTGCCTATTTCAGCGTTCTTCCAAAAACATTATGATAGAGCCTCTGTGCCGGATATGCAGGCACACCAACTACAGTTGTGGAACTGTTTTAGTTATTGGCCTAGTGTCCATTGCTTTGATTTCCTTGCTGGTATAGACGGCAAATTTAGAGGAAAAGATAAAAAATTTTATCCAGGTCAATACCTTTTTACTATTGACTGGGCTCATCCAGAGACTAATATACTAAATACGGAACATTCAGAGATTCCGCAAGAGCACAAATGTGCACACATAATGGCGTTAGATAACGGCAATTATGCAGCTCAACCAAACAATAGAATAATTTGGCATGTTAATAATTATACGACAGATACTTCATGGCCAGATTATAAAGTACAAACTACTTATTGGGATGTTGAGGGTAAAGATTGGGTGACTGAGGATACTGACAATATGTTTTATGAGATTGAGGAAAAATGAAACGAGTTTGTTTAGATTGTGACCATCCATGTCATTGCATTGGACAAGGATTTTACACGCAAGACACATATTGTTATGTAACAGGATGTGTTTGTACTGACTGTAATCACACTGTAAGAGAAGTGATTATAAAAAATGAGGAGGAACCTATGGCAAGAAAAATTTGGGAATGGGTATGTTGGCCATTCAAAAAAG